TCCCTTTGACAATCCCCATCCTTGAGCTTGTAATTCAGCGGCTCGAGCTGATCCAACTTCAACAACTTCTGGAGTATCATTTGGTCCATAGAGAGTTGCTTTTTGAACATTAGATGTTGTCCCAGTTGGTGCTTGAGTATTTGTAGTAGTTGTAGATGTAGTAGTTGTTTTATTCATTCTTTTATCATACTCCGTTTTTAATTCTCCTACTCCTTTAGGAGTAGATTGACCAGTGGCCGGATCAACCCAACCTGAAGTATTTGTAGATGTAGTTGATGATGGTGTAGATGTAGTGTCACTAACTTTTGTCCATCCAAGTGGCTTATAAACACTATCAAAATCAGTATCATTAATAGTGAATATACCTCCTGTGACTGGATTTTTTACTTTTATTTGTGCCATATTATTTTTTTATTTTTAAATTTATATTAATTACCAAGTAGCTATTCCTGCTCTTTTCCATGTATTTGTAGCAGTACAGACATATATATAATTAGCGTCCCAACAAATACTTCCAGTAACACCGGTATCATTAGATGCTGAAGGTGTTTTTGAAGAACTTAATTTTAAGATATTAGCAGAACAATTAATAACATTATCACCACTAATTATATTAACAGTTCCTCCTCCATCAATTATAGCATCTCCAACTACAGCTGTTAAATAAGCATTGCCATAACCTTCGAATGTTGCATGGCCACTACTAGTTTTTACTGCTAAATTTCCAGTACTAGAAGAATATGTCATTATATTATCATCGTAATGTGTATTTATTGTAAAATCATTATAAGCAATTAATCTTAAACTTCTATTAGTTTCAGCTTCTAATGTAAATAAAGTAGATGATGTTCTCAATAGTCCACCTACAGTTCCGTCTGTATTTTTAACAAAAAGTTTATCGCCATGAATTGTTAAACCAGAACTATTAATTAAAACATCAGGATAAGTTGTATCGTTTGTTTTAATTGTTCCACCAGTTATAGAACCTCCTAATATAGAAAAATTTGTTCCATCCCAATTCATATAATGAGTACTATCACCAATATAAAATTTTGATTTATCACTATCGCTATCATCAATTCCTAAAATAAACCCAGCGTCAGTATTTGTAAAATCTGTTTTTCCGGCGGCGATATAACTATCTCCAGTTCCAGCAGCAACAGCCAATGTTATTGTTTTAGAAGATATTGTTCCTGAAGTTAAACCACCTACTGACATAGAAGCAGCTGTTATATTTAAAGCATTAACAAAAGATGTTGTAACTGTATTACCAACAATAGTTGTTACTCCTGCTGAATCTTGAGCCGTACCTAATCCTACATTAGTACCAACTACTAAACCATTTAAAACAGCAACTCCAGTTGTGGCATCTATAGAAAATGTAGTAGCATTATTTTTATCTCTTCCTAAAATACCAGATGGACTAATTTTTATATCACCAGTAACACCAGATTGATATGTACCAATTTGTATAGCTCCGGAAACTCCAAAAGAAAATGGTGATACAATAGTACCAGTAGCAGTATTAATAGCGTTATCAGCAAAATGTCCTGATACATCAATAGCTGAAGATAATGTCGATGCTAATCTACCACCTATTGTTGAAGTTCCATCTACTACTGCTCCATTAATATTTAAGGCTGTTCCCGTCCAATTAAGATAATAATTTGAATCTCCTATATAAAATTTAGCTCTATCATTATCAGAATTATCAATTCCTAAAATAAAACCTGATTGAGTATTATCAAAATCTGTTTTACCATAATTAATATAACAATCATCAGTTATTCCAGTTAATGCTAATGTTATTGTTTTAGAAGCAATAGTACCTGATGTTAATCCTCCAACTGACATAGAAGCAGCTGTTATATTTAAAGCATTAACAAAACTAGTAGTAACTGTATCTCCTATTATTGTTGTGACACCAGCACTGTCTTGAGCTGTTCCTAATCCTACATTAGTTCCTACTACTAATCCATTTAATACTGCTACACCAGTTGTAGCATTAATTGAAAAAGTTGTTGCTCCAGTTTTATCTCTTCCAAGAATACCTGTCGGACTAATTTTTATATCACCAGTTACTCCATTAACATAACTTCCTATTTGTATAGCTCCGGATGCACCAAAAGTAAAAGATCCTAAAATTGATTGAGTAGCAGTTGAAATTGCATCATCAGCAAAATGTCCACTAGCATCAATAGCTGAAGCTAATGTTGATGCTACTCTTCCTCCTATTGTTGAAGCTCCATCAACTACTCCTTTAAAAGTTAATACTCCAGTTCCTATTGTATATTTTAAATAATTAGTATCAGTAGCAGATCCAATATAAATTCCTTCAGCACTAAAATAATATCCAGCGTTAGTTGAATCTGTAAAAGAATCCTTACCTAATTTAATATACCCAGTTGGGGTAATAGTAATAGTATCTACTTTAAGATTTTTAATCTTAGAAGATGGTATTGTTCCAGTTCCAAATTGTTGATTTGTTTCTATCAACTCGTCATTCATAGAACCCGGAACAATTTCTCTTTGACCCCATTCATTTAAACCTAAAGTTTTATTTAATTTTGATTGTAATCTATTTATTCCACTCATACTTTTGAATCTAATCCTATTATAACTGATAAACCTAATATTGAAAAAGGTTGGTTTTTAGAAAATTCTTTACCTTCTATTTCAATAAAATGTCCAGTCAATTTTTTATCAAACATTGATATAATACTTGTTAAATTCCCAATGTCAGTAAAAGGCATTACTACTTCATTATTTTTATTATATATTCTAAATCTTAACATTAATTGTTGACCATATTCTGAATAAGTTATTATCTTTGTTATTGTTTTTAAAACTGATGGATCTCCGAAATCGAAAGCCTTAGTTCTAAAATGAGCTAAAATAGGTTGACCATCATCAGTATAAACTGGAGTTGTATCTGTATATTTTGATTTAGAATGAACCATACCATCAGCTACACCCATATATAAGAAATCTTCATTATTAGTAGTAAATCTAGCAAGGGCAGTAACATTATCATATAATTCTCTCCATCTCCAATATCCTAAATTTGCGTCAAAAATAGCCATACAGTTAGTGTAAGATAGTCCTTTGGCACTTGTTGACCCTAAGTATAAATAATACTCATTACCGACCACTGTAGCTCTCCAGACGCTTGGTGAGGAGTTAAGTAATAGTTCTTTAATATCATCAGCTATAGGTGTTGGTCTGCCACCAGTAGAAGCCCAGACATTGTCTTTATTAGCCCAGACTAAGTAAGAACCTAGGTTAGCAACTGTTCTACCATTAACACATCCAATATCCCATCCCTTTGTTTTAGTATCTTGATCATAAAGATAAGTGCTAAACTCTGTAAATATTACTAACTTATCCCAAGAATCAGCTATTCCTGTTATTTGTTCTGAAAAATCTACATCAATAAAATCAGAAGCCGGTGTCCAAGTTATTGCCCCAGCACTTGGAACGCTTGAAAAAAATACTCTGTATGGATAAGCGGCTGCTGAATAAAAACAATTAGCTACATACAATCTATCTCTATATCTTTTTATATATTTACCTTGAGGCATATCAGTTACATTAGTCGAAGTAGAAAATGTAGTTCCAGTTAAACTAGCCACTGGTAAAAAAACATTATCCGTTGAATCATATCCGACAATAAAACAATATCCGATAAAATCTTCCATGTAAACTTGACTATCTTCAAAACCGTTATAAGTTGATCCAACATTTATAGTTGTCCAAGTACCAGAATTATTATATTGTAAGGTTAAATTAGTTCCAGCTGTATTATTAACTGTAGCTAAAATTTTTTGAACAGTAGAAGATTGTCTGAAATTATGTAGGCCCGTTATTGGTTTATTAGCTTCTAATGTTGAACCAACTTTTGAGTAACCTAAATCTTTAATAATTGATCCTTTCTTCCATCCTAAAACAACGCCATTACAAATTGATAGTTGATTGTCAGCCATTAAAAATGGTGATAGTTCGGTTGAAGGAGGAGTTAAGAAATTGTTTAAATGTATTGACTGAAGTTGCATATTATTTTATTTTAGTATCGAAAAAATTATAATATCTGCTATCTTCTAAAACTGGAATCTTATATTTCTCTTTGTTATCTTCTAATGCACTTTTAAATTCTGCCATAATATTTGTATAATTTTCCATGTTTCTTTTTCTCTTTTCTATTTTAGCAGAAACATATAGTGGCATAATTTCAGAGAAAGGAATTTCTGTTACTGAAGCGAAGTCAGTAAATCTTGATAATTTCTTTAAGTATTCGATAGTAACTGAATATCCATTATAAGTAGTAGCAATAGGAACATTAAACAAAATTTCATTTTCTATTGTTATAGTATATTTAGTTGGTAATCCTGTAGCTATATTATACCAAACATTACTTGACACTGGCAAGACCTTTGTGATAGAAGCGGCCGATATTCCTGACAAGGTATTAGTTGATTTAGTATTAGTAGAATATGTAAGTGATAATCCATTAATATAAACTGTTCCATTGTCTGGTAATTCAGATGTGTTGGCTAAAACAATAGAAGTATCTCCTATTTCAGCTTGAGTTGCAATAGTAGTTCTAACCACAGTATTATATAGAGTGTCCATCTCATCATTATCAATATAATCTAATCTATGACCAGAAAGTTTTATTGATTTAACACCTTGAACTATTCCCGGATATTTTAATTCATAAGATAAATTATCTAAAGAAAATGTATTTTCATATTGACTAACAGTCAAAGATGTGTCATTTTTAACTAACTCAAATTTCCAGTCAGTATCGCAAATAGCATCTTGACAATCATTAGCATCATCAAGAAGCATATCCTCTGTGCTGAAATCTTCACCAACTTTTACTCCAGCATCTCGACAAGCTTTATCTACGATATTTTGGACTGAATCATTATTAGTACCGGAATAAGATACTCCAGATGAATATTGACTAAAAACAGAATTAGCTTCATCTTTAAATCTAAAGAAAGCAAACCCAGTTAAATTAGTTGCGTCAGTATAATTAGTTTCAACTCTATCAGCTGAAATATTTTTGGTAGTTAAAACAACTTTAGAACCAGAGATTGTAGTGGATCGAGAAAACTCTATTTGATTATAGTCAATAACAGTTATCTTAGTATCAGCATAATGGTCCTTAGTAGTTCCAGCGTTTAAAGTTACTGTTGATCCAGTTGGAGCAATTGAAGTATGTATTCTAACTATTTCAGCGTTAGAATCACCGAACTCTCCAATGAGTAAATATTTACCTACTGAAAAACCAGAGATATTATCTACTGTTAAAGTTGTAGCCGTTGCTGCTGAATCTGCTACTAATCTAGCTGATTCTTGTCCATCTGTTAAAGATAGATTTGATGCTTTTAATATCATATTTTTATATTTAATTTATTTTTAATTGTTGATATATTAGTTTTAATCTTACTTATTGATAAATTCATAGCTATTTTTTTAGTAGCATTTTTACCTAACATAATATCTATTCCAGTTAATACAAATGTTCCTACTGCTGTTACTAATGGTTTAAACCATTTTCCAATAATAGCATTTATACCAGTTAAAATAAATTCACCTGTTGCTACTGTCATTATTAATGCTCTATTTAAAACAACATCTATTCCAGTTAAAGTAAAATTAGCAACTTCTGTTATTATTTTAAATCCTTTCTTTAAATTAACATCTATACCAGTTAAAGTAAAATTAGAAACTTCGGTTATTATTTTAAATAATCTCTTTAAATTTACATTTATTCCAGTTAAAACAAAAGTGGCTTTTTCTGCTAAGAATCCCATAGCTCTAAACATTCCTACTGTCTTTCCTGTTAAAATAAATTGACCTACTGCTACAGTTAAATATCTCATTGGTCTTCTTAAAAGAACATCTATTCCAGTTAAAGCAAAATTAGCAACTTCTGTTGTCAATATTTTACTATATTTTAACATTACATTATTTCCAGTTAAAATAAATACAGCTGTTACTGCTACAAGATTTTCCCAGTAATAACTTTCTAATAAAAAGTCATCACCTGTTTCGAGTAACATTATATCTCCAGTTTCTAGTAATAATTTGTTATAAACTTTTGCCATTTATTTTTAATTTATTATTGTTGAAAAAGCCTTTTTAGAGAAGGCTAACTCTTATAACTTTGGCTTTTCTTTATTCTTGCTAATCTTTCTAAAAAGTTGATTGCTTCTTCTACGGTCATTTTTTTAAAGATAATTTCCCAGTCATTAGGATGTTTTCTTTTAATGTAATGACCATTTTTTCTAAGAAACAAGATAACTTCTTCTAAGGTAAGATGTAAGAATAAGTAATGCCAACAATTGTGTTTTTTTCGGTAAATCCAAACTATATTTCTTTTAGTTGTTTTACCGTTCCTGAAACAGGGTGTAAGATGATGTCTGTCCATTCCCATATTATAGAGAATGTGTTTTTGTTCTTCTGTCATTATTTACCTCCTTTTTTAAATGAACTATAATGTTGCGAACCTACCTTTTGTCATTGTATAATATTTTTTAATTTCACTTGCTGTCCAAACTCTATTTTCTACTATTACCTCATCTATGTTACCAGTTATTGTTTCCGTTGTTCCCTGTGCTGAATTTCCTATATAAGTAACGCTTCCTGACATTTGTGTTCCAGAAAAATTAGAGCTTGGAGTTCCTAATACAGAATTGACATAAACATTAACTGGAGTAGCTCCACCAGCCCAAGTCCCAACTATATGATTCCAGGTATTAAGCGTTAATGCTTTAGAAGCTATATAATATGTATTTCCTGTATTTCTAACATAAAATCTAGCAGCAGAATTTTCAATATCTAATACATATTGATTATTATTTCCATTAGTTCCATTTCCTCTACCAATAATACCATTTGGAGTTGTATTAACAGTAGGATAAACCCAAGCACTAATTGTTATAGCACCAGCAATATTTAAAGTATTACCAAGATTTATTAGTGATGTTGAACCATTAAACCCAGCTCCTTGACCAAACCTTCCATTAGCTAAAGAATAGGTGATTGCTGTATCGGTTCCGTTTATACCATTACCAGAACTATCTGTTGAGTTTCCTGATAAATGTAAAAGTAATTTTGTTGTAGAAGCTCCTGCTCCTAAGTATTCTCCTAAAGTTGCCATATATTAATTAGTTAATTATGAAAGTGTCAAAAACCTACTTGGAAATAGGTATAATTGAACATAAAGGTCAATCGCAGCAGTTGTCTGAACAGCATCTATATCAATAGTTACCTTATCTCCTAAAGCTAAACTCTTAGCAGTATCAGCAGTAAAAGGTGTTGGACTTGAAGCAACAGTAGTAGCAAGAGTTGGTTTAGTAGTAAAACAAGTTGTTCCACCAATATTTATATCAATAGTAGTTGAGTTAGTAGTTCCAGCAGTTCCAGCTTGTAAGTCAGCACCAATAACTCTCATTGGCTCTGTAGCGTAATAAGCGTTCATTACATCAGTAGCAGTAGCTCCAACAGTTCCAGCATAAGCAAACTTAGCAATGTAAGGTTCTGCTCCTAAAATAACAGAATATTTAAAAGAGTTAGTGTCAATAGAAGCACAAGTATCGCCTATAATTGTAATAGTAGTATTCGGTGAAGAATAAGTTGACGGAATTGAAACCATACCTACTTTATCAACTCCACTTTCTTGCCAACGAACTATCATACCTTTTTTAAAGATAGCAGTTAAATCAGTAGCGACTGTGATTGTAGTATTAGTAGCTCTTGTTCCAGTAATAGCAGTCCAAAGAGAAGTTCCACCACCAGAAGCAGCAGCCCATTTAAGACCAGTTGCTTCTCCACTATCAGCAGTTAATACATAACCATTAGTCCCTACTCCTAAGCGAGCAGGAGTATTATCATCGGTAGCAGTAATAATATCACCTTTAGCATCGACTAAAGAATTATTTATTTTAGCATCTAATCCAGTCTTTAAAAGATTTACTGTTGGATATTTAGTGGTAGAAGTATCAATTGTTGAGTTCTCTTTGTTAGTAGAAACTTCGTAAGAACCAGTTGCTTGTTTTCCGTCTAAACTATCTTTAACAAGTTTTTCTGAAGCATAATGAGTATCGTCTGGAGTTGCTTGAAAGGAAGTAACTTTGTTTGCTA